CTTTACTGTGTATGAATTAGTAGCAGTAGTAAATTGTTGTAGTGCAATTACTCATTCTTCATATACGAAGTCAGCATTGATATTGAGGTTACCTGCTGGGTCTAGATATAATACTCTGTTGGGAGTTCCTCAACCAATATTATCTCATATGCTAGCCCCTCCAGTAGAGAAGTCAGATTGTTTTAATAGTCTCCAATTCAAAGGGTAAGAAGCAAGCAAAAAATATCATCTTTTATCATCTAGTTCTATAATAGAACCGTTTGTTAATGCTTGTTCTACTCAAGATGAATCTTCCTCTTTTACTGTTCAGCTTCATGTGTATTTTAATAGCATTATATATTATATAAGAAACTAAAAATTATTTTTTCGTTATTTTATTATTTATCTCTGTGAGTATTCCTTTCATCTCAACAATCTTTGTGTCGATTTCATCAACAGGTTCTCAAAGCTCCTGTAAAGCCATTTTTCTCAAAGCCAACGCTTCAGCTTCTTTGATTTTTTGTTCTTTTAGCTCCTCGTCTGTTGGTTCAGGTTCGGGTATTGGCTCAGGTTGTGGAATTTCTACAACTTTCTTTTTCTCCACATCAAACCTATGTGTCTTTGCTTGTAGCTTACGAGCATCGTTTTCGTTTATATCTAATACCTCTATAGCTTTTTTACTAGCTATTCAGAGTAGGTATTCGTTGTTTGGTAGTATTGATAGTTTCATAGGAATATTTATAAATAAAAACTATAATGCTTGACGAGGTTGTGGTGAAACCCTATCTCATCTTAGCCTAAAGTTTCTAACTGATACAAAATAGTCGTTGTCGCTAGTGTATCACCAAACTTCTATTGTATCTCATGCTGATGCTTCAATATATTCACTAAATCAAACCCAAGAAGTTCCTGTTGTTGTCCTAGGCGTACCAACTGCAGCTCAGTTTATATATATAGTAAATGTTCAACTGTATGATGGTCATCACACACCCTCCCTTATTTCGAAATATACATTATATAAAAAGTCTCTATCAACTTCTATAGATTTACACATAACGGCAGTTGAGCCAGAACTATTAAGTATAGATACCGAAGCGTCGTCTGAAATCATATTGTAATTTTCTCAAGGAACATACAAATCTTCTCATCAGTCAACATACAGCTGTGTGTCGGATATAGAGTGTCAGATTACAAATCTATTCGTACCCTCAGAAGCACCAATTGTTCATGGGGTGTCTTGTAAGAAATAAGTAACAGGTCAATCGTAAGACAGTCAAGAGAAGTTTTCATTTATCCCATACGTAGTACATATTACATTTTCTCATTCACTTTTTGTTTCTGTGGCTGCTCTTATTTTGAATGGTAGCTTATACTGATATGTTGCATCAGCTAAAGACAGCAATATTTCGTGCATCATAGAACTATCTGTATATATGAATTTATCATCGTCTATAGCACCATAGGAACCTCCGTCATATAATATAGTTCATCTTGTTGTTGTATTGTCGTTGCTGTATCATACTATAAAATAGTTGGCAGCATTTACTGTTTCAGAACCATATGTTCATTGGAATAATACCAAATAACACGGTCAATCATAAGAAAACGACCCATTAAATGTCAGCGATTCGTCTGCAGGTATTAGCTCAGTATCTATACTAACAATATTATAACCATCAGAATTATTTAATCCTCTCAAACTTCAAGTTATATAATCGAAGTTAGTTCCAGAAGGAAATGAAGCACCACCATCTCTTGCTCTTGTATAATTACCGAGGTCATCATCAACTTCAACCCTGAAATAATCCCCACTATTTATAACAGTATTTCAAGAGAAAGTAACGGTGGTACCAGCAAAATTTGTAGTTTCTTCTAATATCATACCATCGTCATTTTTTATCATACCACGAGTGGCTCACGACACATTCACATCTAATTCCAAGCTTTTTATTCTTATATCTCAATTAGCTTGTAGTCTATATCAACCAGCTCATTCATTAGAAGTTGTAGAACTATGATTATTACCATTTGCGTCCGTTACTTCATCACAATTCGTCAAAGAACCAATAGCAACACTACCTTCTGCGTTAGGGTCTACTAAATTTCAACTAGGTTCAGAACCACTGACGGTTTCTACCCTAAATCAAAAATCTACGGAAGGAGTTCACTTATATCAAACAGCTAATTTTAAGTCATCTCAAGATACACCATTCATGAATATTTTTTTAACAACTCTAGTGTTAGCAGAAACATCTCATACATTTTGTCGTCTATTTACATTACTATAAGCTCTTTCTATCTCTGGAAATAACACATCTCAAGCCGTTGCATCTTCTCATAATTTATATGTGTCTTTATCTACCAAAGATTCAGCTCATGTGGCTTGCACTATTTGGTCATCTACATATTTCTTGGGAGCAAGTTCTCTGTCATGAACAGGAGCTAAATAAGCTTGTTGATACAATCTTAATGCTGTTACTATTCCTGAAAACACACCATTAGCTCATTCAACATTACCTGAAGTAATAATGCTTTGTGTAAGATTAGATAGGTCTGCTAAGTCTCCCTTTATCTGTGGATAATCTCTTAAATCAACCTTTGTCGGTCAACTGGTTATTTCATATAATTTTATATAGTTTCAATGACTAGGATAACTCGTTTCGGATTTTATAGTACCAATATTAAGTCATTGTGCATAATCTGTACTTGGTGGAGTATCCTCAATTAACGTTGGGTCTTGAACAAGGGCATCATCAATCTCAATAAATATCTTTCTACCAACAGAAACGTTAACACTAACTGTGTCAGAACTTTGGAATATTACATAGAACTCTTGGTTTGCTATTGGCTGGCTTGCTGTTCTCGTACATTTAACTATAGCAGTTCCAGCTGAAAGCTCTCATGCTCACAAATCCAAATCAAACTCAGGCTTGCTAGACAAGTCGCTAAACAACACTCACGTTGTAGCTCATTGTAAATACTTCTGTATTTTAGAAAAATCGTAATCTGAGTTCAACTGCGTATTGTTGCTGTTTATCATAGAAGTTCTTTGTACCATTTCTTGTTGTAATGATAAAGTTATTTTTAGTATAGGTTTAGAATGTTTACTTTCAACTAGATTTGCAATAGCTTAATGTTCTTTTTAATGCCCCTAAGAAACGAAACCGTATCAGACGGTGTTGTTACAAATTCTTCCAGTTCGTATGTTGTATTAAAGCTTCAATTATCTATTGTTGTGTTTTTTTTCTTAACAAACACGCTTCCGTTAAAATCAAAGAAGCTGTTTGTGTTTTCCACCACAAGCTTTATTTTATCTCATATTTCTGCGTCAATAGTATTCTGTTCTACGTCTACACTATATGACCTTTGAAGCCTATTAACCTTATCTAGCTTCTGTGTTATCTTGTCCGATAGGTTTCAGTCCCTGAATACTTCATATTTCACGCCATATAGAACACTTGAATACTGCGAATTATCTACAGATTTACTTCAGCTAGAATCTACACCAACAACAACATTTGCCCTTAACGCCGTTCAAACCACGTCAATAGAAGCTATATTAGCGTTGCTTGGACTTGTTCAATTATACACAACCTCTTGATAGTTTGAGCCAGTAGACTTATCCTCACCTATCTGCCTTTTGAATAATATTTCTCAGTTTTCTATCTTTCGTTGAGCTTCACATTGTTCTGCGAGTTCATCAAGTATGTCGTATAGGTTATCTCCAGTCTTAACGTCAATACTAACATTCTTTGTGAAATCTGTATCTACTGTCCGATTTTCTCCATAAGAACTGTTATAAACAGAAACCAGTCATTCCAATACGTCCTTAATGTCGTCAGAGGAGTAAGATGTGTCTGAGAGTACCAAACGCCTGTAGAGCATCGCCTTCTCTGCTCTAAGTGTTATTTCCATCAATCAGAACTGCTGTCGTATCGGTTTTATTTGATGTATATACCCCCTGAATATCAAAATATCTGTAACCTGAACGTTATATAGCTCAACAATAACATCTTCTTCCACACCATCTATAATTGGCATAGTGAAGTTTGCGTATCAGAAATATTCTAAATCTTCGACAATATCTATTGTACTATCTATTTGTTGTTGTGCTATTACTGTATCATCTCGCAAAGATGTTATGAATTTTGCGTTTATCATAAGACTACGTTAAGAAATAAGAATCTCTCCAAGTTATCGTTACGCTTGAACTGTTTGGGTAATCATCAGCAAGAACAACAAGGTGGTTCTCTCAAGGTTCTAGGAATATATCTCCACCCTGCGTTCTGTATTGTTTTATATTCGTTCATTGGTCAGTAACTATTAGTTGCTCAGTAGGACTGTTGTCTAGGTTTCTGTTGTCGTAAACAAGGTTAGTAGAAGTGTATGGATTACTTCCGTTTCCTATATAGTATTTTTGAGAGTTTGTTGTGTTTATAATTCTAGGATTATCACAACTACCAACTACATTAACCTTTATGGGTGCTGGTCGATTACCTTCGTTTGTACAAGATATTGCTCATGCATATCAACTGAAAGGAGTTGGTAATGGCGTAGATAATGGAGTACCAATAAAAAATCATATTCAACCTGAGGCTGTTTTTTGTGTTGGCTCGTATACTTTCTCACTTTCTGCATATAGAGAGAAGGTAAATTCTATAATAGGGTCATCTAATCAGTTTGTTGCTTCAGGAGCTTGATAAACCTTAGCCATTGTTGTCATCTCTATTCCTCAGTCGGTTTCCCAAGTAAGTTCATAGAAGCCCCTGTTGTATGCGTTTGGATTTGGCTCTGGCTGAATAACGTCAATAAGTTTCTTTCGCCCAGCTCGCCTCTCAGCTTTTGTTTCTCCGAATATCTGTCCTCTAAATATAAATAGCCTACCTCAAGCCAACGTTGAGCTTGTGTATGTTCCGTGATAATTAGCCCTATTGTATAGCTGTGTTCTCAAAGGTATGTTTCTTACGTTATCTATAAGAACTATGTCGCTTTGAACGCCATCTGTCAGGTCTAGTCATCTATAAGCAAATTTTCTTCAGAGCATAATGTTATATATTAGTTAAAGTTTTGTGTAGCATTTATTATTCAGTCGGTAACTATTTGAGCGTCAGCTTCGTTATTAACATTATTGTTTATGTTATTGTTAACAACAGTAGAACCTCCACCAAATCAACCAGCTTCGGCTGCTGCCCTTGCAGCTGCGGCGATTCTGTTTAAGGCTTCTATTCTCTTTGTAGCTTCAGCTTCTAATACTGCAGTCTGTTTTCTTTGCTCCAATGTGAACTGTTGAGTGAACTGTTCTTCTATTTTTATTCTCAAATCAGCAAGTTCTTGTTGTTTTTTCAACTCAAAATCAATCTGTTCTTGTATCTGAGACTTCTGTCTTTCTAGTTCAGCCTCTTTGTCTAAAAGCTTTTGAACTTCAGATTTAGCCTCTTCTGCTCTTATCTGTTCGAGTGCTTCAGTAGTTATATTTTGTTTAGCTAGGGCTAGCTCCTCCTCGAGTTTCTGTCTTTCTTGTATGAGTTTTTGGTATTCAGTGTTATCTAGCTCTCATTCGTTTATCTCTGTATTTATTTTAGATATTTCTCTCTCTATTTCCAAAGCCCTTTCCCCAATACTTGTTGCAACATCTTCGAGGTCATCATCTATCTTACCTATACTATCTCTTAATTTGTCAACAGTCTTAACGCTTTCTTCCGTTGCGTCGGCAATTCTTTCAAAAGCCTGCTCTCATTTTTTCGCAAGTTCGTCGTATTTTATATCTGCGGTTTCTTCGGCGTATTCTTTCATTTCTTTTTTAAGCTCTTCCACAGCGTCTTTCTGTTTCTTGGTCGACCTCGTCGTTTTTCAAAGTATATCATCTTGTTTCGTGAACTGCTCTATCTGCTCTGCAAGTGTTTGTGCCTGTTCTTGTTCTGCTTGCCTTAGCTCGCTTGTTGCAGAACTTGTTGCCTTAGTTGTGGAAGTAGCTTCCTCAAGTTTGTCGTTAACTTTTGCTATTGCTTTCTCGAAAGCAGAAGTATCCCTACCTAAAGCCCCGTATACTGAACTCAATCCACCCAAAACAGCTTTGAATGTATTAAGCAAACGCCTACCTAGCGACTCTCATATCGTTTGTGCTAAGCCCTCAACCTGTTCTTTTAATCTTATTATCCCAAATCACACATCAACTAAGAATCCACCAACTTTTGTTCTGAAGTTATTAAACCTATTGGTAAGTACCTGAAGTTTTGCGGAAGTTGTGTCTGTCGCAATACTTACGGCGTTTGCAAGAGAACCTTGTGCATCAGTCAATTCGTTTGTAGCTTTTGTGAATTTCTCGTATTGGGTTGTTCAAAGTGCGGCGATAAGTATTTGAGCTTCTCTTTCTGGTATAAGTTTTCTTATTACAGCAAGGTCTCCATCGGTAGCCTCCGCAACTTCCCTAATAACCTCTCAGAGTCACTTCTGTTGTATGGCAGCTCTTCAGGTTTCTATACCAAGTTGCTCAAAAGCTTTTGCAGCCTCTGGTGTTGGTGCAATCAAAGACTGTATAGCTCCTCTCAACTGTGTTGTTACCCTGTTTGCGTCACCAGTAACTCACGTCAAAGTTGAGTAAACACCAAACAACTCCTCAAGAGATACTCAAGCCAACTTGGCTGTAATTGCAACCTGTTGTATACTACTCGCAACATCTCAAACTGTTGTTTGTCAAAGTTCGTTAGTCTTAAAAAATAAGTCCGCAACCCTTTGAGCTTGTTCTAATTCAAGACCATACCCCTTAATTACGGCTATTATACCATTAAATGCAGTAGTCACATCAGTACCTGCACCAACAGCAACTTCACTAGAGAGTCTTAATATTTCTGGTATCTTCTCGAACTCAACTCAAGCTGAAGCTATATTAAATGCAGCGTCAGCAAGCTGTTCTGTCGCGACAGGTAAGTCGTTTGCTATAGCCTGTATCTCCCTTCAAAGGTTTTTTATTTCGTCGTCAGAACGTCTAGCTACGGTATTAACTCTAGCTAATGCTTGCTCAAAGTCTGCAAATTTCCTAACAGATTGACTGAAAAAAGAAGCTATCCTATCAAACGCAAAAGCACTTGCAAATGTCACTCAGATATTCCTTATCTGATTTCAGAGCCCTTGGAAGGCTCTACCAAATCTACTAACCTCTTTTTTTCAAGTATTTACATAGTTTCTTAATTCACGCTTAGCTTCAGTAAGTCACCTCTGTAACCTGTTTGTTTCAACCCTTAACTCTATCTCAGCCTCTTTGTCGTTTGCTTTTTTTGCAGCTCTTAACCTTTTTCTTGCATCATCTAACTGACGTTGAAATTTTGCTACTCATAATTCAAGGTTAACAAGCGTATCTCTGTCTAGCTTTTTTTTAGTATCTTTTGCAAAAAGCTCAGCATTCTTAAGTTGCTGTCTAAACTTCACATCACTAGCTTCAATCTCTACTCTAATTGGTTTTGCCATACTTCCTATAGGATATAAACCTACATCTTAGTAACAACCTTCTCGTGAATAGTTTTTCAACTGTCTGGTATCCTAGCCAATCTCTTCTTGAGGTCTGCCATTTCTTCAGGCGTTCTTTCTCTCGACTTTCTTCTCAAGTTAATAGCCCTGTTCTTTGCCTTACCTGACTTTTTGTCCATCAAGTTTATATTCCATTCAACAGCATCACTAAGATATGCTACATCTTTTATAGTGCACTTCTCGTATAAATCAATAATACTTGTAGACGTCTCTTTTGCAATAAATGCCATATTCGCTTCTAATGGAGCTGTGTCTAAATGTTGTGATGATAAATTAAGCTCTCAATCGTTTTCTTTCTTAACCTCTGGCTTCTTTTCAAAGCATCAATCAAAGTAAGAGGACAATAACGTAGTTCGTACCGAGTAGTTTTTTACTAAGAGCGTCTCACGTTGTCGTTTGCGTAGCTTGGTGCTTGAGTGTTCTTCAACGAAGCTTAAAATTCGTTCATCGAGAGAAAATTTTGGTCTTTTTGACTTTCCAATGAAAATCATCAAATCTCTTATATTGCATTCTAGATATTGAACCTTAATCGTAGACTTTCTTCGTGTGAACTTTTTTCAGAAAAAAGAAAAAGAGCGTGTTAATACAATGTCTAGGTTGTATGTCTCACGCTCCAAAAACATTCGATGTTTTTAAGTAGATAAACGAATATCTACATTTAAGCTATTCTCTGGTCATTTACAAGGACAAATCCTCATTTCTTACCAGCGATTTCAAATGGAGAAGCTGGAAGGTCTCCTGCTCTTACAATGTCTAGGAATGTGAACTGAAGGTCAGCGTTGATTCCTGCGTTGTATAGATATACAGTCTTAACCTTATTGTTTTCATCTGGTTCAGTAACTACCTTAACGATAAGTTCTGGAATAGTTCTTGTGTTAAGTTTCATTCCATAGTCTACTGAGTTCGGCGAACCAGCAACATTAAGTGAGTTAATACCGAGAAGGATTTTAAGAGCATCAACATCTCCTGTTTCAAACCAACTTCCAGTAAGATTAACAGCAGGTTGTGAGAATGTCTTAAGAATACCATTGTCGTCTGATTCAACTTCCACAAGATTTTCTTGTAGGTTTATAGACATAGTAAGGTCGATAATAGAAGCTACTCTAGTATAAGTGAGTGCATCTAGTTCTCCTCTTAGTGTTTCAGCATTTGAGAGGTCGTTTAGGAACTCTGCTGAAAGGTCTACTCTTGACGCTACATATAGCTTAGCTGCAACGTCTTGTAGTGCATTTGGATTAGTAGCTGGCATAGGTTATATTATTTACTGAATAAAATCTTGTCTGCCTTTGCGAATGGACTCTTTTTTAACTCTTCTATGGTGCGTGGTGATAGTCCTTTCACCCAACCATCTTTCATACTATATGTTCTACCAGCAACATGGGTCTGTTCTACGAACATAACCTTGGTGTCGCTACTAGACTTTATACTTTTGTCTGCATAGCTTTTCAACTTCTTATTTGCATAGCCTTTTTTTGCCATTTTGCCTATTAACTAACAAAGTAAAATCTCATATCTTGTATTATGTTCTTCTGGTTTTTCGTGTCGTATCATTGCCTAACACTTTCCTCAATTACTCCGTATACTTTCATATTACCGAAGTTTCTTATTCAGGTTAGTTGGTTTATTACAACCTCTCTAATATCCATAAGGTTTTTGAATGTTGAGTTGGCATCAGCAATGTATCTAAATTCTAATAATGTTCATTTGCTATATTCTTGGTTAACTTCACTGACTATATTGATTGTTATATAAGGTCATGAGGTATCGACTTCATCGAAAGGCAGACCAAAATAGATTCTATTTCAAACAAGATTAGTAATAGGTACTAATGTATTCATGTAATCTATTATTTCATCTACTTGTATTTGGTTTCTTGCCATTGAATAGTGTTTATTCTAAAGCCTTATCTATTTCGTTGCGTATCAAGTCCTGACTTTCGTCTCTTGCCCTCGTAAACATTCTTGCACCAACTCAGATGTAATTTACTGTTCACTTTGGCTTATGATACCTATACGCCTTTCACTTAACTCAGAACTCTACGTATGCAGCATATTCTGTGTCGTTCTCTATAGCACCAACAACAGACGGTCATTGTCTTTGAGCCGAAACTATTCTATTATTCTGTAATAGTTTCTTGGTGTCTTCTGGCGTTCTTGCGTCCACCTCTCTTTGTAATACACCCAAAGCTTCATTGACGCCGTTAACGAGTTTGTCGGACACTTGTCTTGTTTCCTCGTCAAACATACCCATTAGAGTTGCTTAGCTGTTAAAAAGACGTGATTGGCTGGCTGTCAATCAAACAATACCTGCACTTTTACGTCTTCGATTAAGAAGGTTCTATCTACTCAATCTATAGTTGCTTTGTCTCATTTCTGAACGTCTTGTTTATTGCCTTCGATTATTATAGAGTATGTATTCTCTTTTGTCTCTACGGCAACCTCTGTGTTTGTTAATTTACCCCTATTTCTATAATACCTACATTTAATGTTTGAATATACAGTAGAAAAAGACTTCTGTTGCTCACCACCCGAAGTAGTATAAGAAGTTCTTTCGATGGTTATTCTGTAGGGGAGCAATAATGATAGCATAGCAAACTAGAGTGTAAACGTTTCGTAATGAGCAAGTACGCTATTGATAGAGGCGATATTTGCTGATGTCTCAGCACCACCATCTGCAAGAGTGACACTAACATCTCAGACTTTATAAGACTTGACGCTCATACCTTTGTCTTCGTTGTATAGAAGTCATATAAGTTTGAGGACGGCAAATTTTAGGTCATCTGGGATTGGTGTAAGTCAAGCAGTATATTCAATAGTTATATAACAACTATTATAATCAATGTACCCTTCCAAAGACTTGAAACAAACCTTTCTGCTTTGTGGTTCTCTTATGAAGTAATCAGTATTAAGCACACCAGAATAGGCAGTTCAATTTATACTATCTACCTGAGTGACTCATATATTACTTAATAGAACACAAAGTTCTCAACAACCTTGATTAACTTCACAAACAGAAACTTGTTCTGTCTTAGTTCAAGGCTCAACATCTCCAATAACTTTTTTAACTATAGCATCAGCTGAAGATATAAGCAAGTTAAGGAAATCGTCTTGACTTGTGTCAGACGCATCAATTCTTAGGTATACTTTAACTTCTGATAGTGATACTAGAGCCATTGGTTTATGTTAAGAATTAAGTTTCTTTTTTATCCAAACGATTCATTCATCGTTTCTGTATCTGTTAGGCACTGGTTTTTTGAACACTTTTTCATATTCAGCCATAAGCGATTCCAACAATCAATTTATTGGTGCTGGTTTATCTTCTGCATCTTTGCAGCTTATATCTGCTTTAGTGTCATCGGGAACAGCTTGCAATGTATAATGATTATGTTTAACTTCCGTCTCAACCACTTGTCCGTTTTCAACACGAGCCTTTGGTCTTACGTAGTCTTCTTTTCGGAGCTTAACCATAGTATATTCTGTTCCTACGTATTTATATTTATATGTGTTAGCCATGATGTAATATGTGGTAGTCTATAAAAAAAGAAGAGGGGAGCCGAAGCCACCCTCGACTTATGTGAACTATACAGTCACGTTGATACCAGCAACTATAGAAGGCTCTGTGATACCAGCCTTTTTGTTGATGTTATCGAATCCGAAATACTGTCTAGCTTTGAAGAGTACACCTCTTTCGATGTCTCTGATGATATCGTATTCGAGTGCAGAACCGAATCCGTGTTGGATAACGTTTCTCTTAGCGATAACGATTTGACCCTTCGTGTTGTTTGAAGGAGTCGCACCAGATAGTTTACCATCAGCTTCAGTTTTTCTCATGTTTCTAGTAACAAACAAGTCCATACCAGCGATGTTCGTAAGAGCACCAGTAGTAATTGTTGATTGTCTACCATTGATAGAGAGGTCTTTGAAGTCTGAGAGTTTCATGAACGCATGGTAAGTAGCGTTGTCCATGATGATGATTCTATCCATTGGGTCTACGTCACTTCTGAAGTATCCAGCCAATGTGAAGATGTCATCAGTAGAAGGAGCTCCAATGTTAAGGTAGTCTACTCCAGCAGAACCATTGATTGGTTGCTTTCTTAGACCATTGTCGAAGAAGTATCTTCTGTCGAGTGCACCATCTGCAAATGTAGTAGTAGCCAATTGGTCATCAGAGTTGATGTTACCAGTTGAAGTTGCTGTACTATCTGCATTAAGTACGATGTCTTCAATGTTGAATAGGAATTGTCTAGACATCTCTCCTTGAAGTCGTGCAAGCACGTCAATAACTGAGAATTGTTCTAGCTTATCAGAGATACCAGCTGTGTAGATAAGAGGCTTCTGTTGGATAGTAGCTCTTGCTGTGTCAGCTTGTCTGATAGGAGTTCCGTTAGCGTAAACGCTAGATGAAGTATCCCATTCTTCTGCACCTCTAACGTTTCCTACTTCACCAGTGATTGGTTTTTCAGTAACGAGCTGTAGGTTAGAACCAACAAATCCTTCAGAGAGAGCTCCTAGGAATGTGTCTTTTCTACCTGAGGCATCAATAAGTCCTTGAAGACCTTGTGTAGTAGGAATAAGTTCTGCTCCTCCTCCAGTTGAACCAGAGTTAAGTGGTGCAGCTTTTTCCTGCATTTCCTCGAATTGCTTCATTTCTTCGAGTAGTTTTGCGTCAGCGTCAGCAACAGACTTTCCAGCTTTTTCAACTAGATGTCTTGCTTTAGCTTCCTTAATTTGTTCTGCTAATTGTTTAAGCATCTTTCAAATAAATAAGAATAAAATAGTTTTAAGACATTCCGTCTTTCGCAGCCTGTAAGTCCATTGCTAATTTGGACATAGGTTTTGCGTCGGCAGTAAAGAGTTGCCCCTTTCTTGCCCAAGTGTTTCTTGCTCTTTCAATGATTTCGTTTTTCACTTCAAGAGACTTTGTGAGTTCTGTGATAGTTTCACTAGACTCATTTAGAAGCTCTTTAGCTTCAATTAACTCGCTTTCTGCCTCATGGAGACTTTCTGTGAGTTGTTTTACCTGTGTTTCAAGGTCACTAATTGCTTTACTTTCGGTACCCGTATTCTCAGGGTTTTGTGGCGTATCTCAGCCATTCACCTTTCCTGTTAATATATTTCTAACATTTTCTGGTGCGTAATCAAGTTTTACTGAAGTTCATCTGTTTGCTGGAGTTGTCACAAACGAATATTCCAACCAATCCAACTTAGTAATTACCATTCTGTACTTCTCGTATAGTTCAAAGTATTCTGCGAACGTTTCAACTTCTTCCATCTTTTTTCTAAATTGGTCTCTTGTTATCATTTCACCTGTTTCTCTATCTTCGTATTTCCAATCCATTGGTATAAACCCAATAGAGAGTCATCTGTATAATCCCTTAGAAGCTTTGTTATCTGTGTATTCATCGTAGATATATCCACCAACCTTAACCTGTGTATCTTCTACCTTAACCCATAATGGCAATCCAATAGGGTCTGATTTGTTGTGAGACAATAGAATAACACCATTCTTAACAAAGTTATTTAGTTGCCCTTTGAAAGCTTCTGGCAATACTCTACTATCGTATCTATCTACACTGTCATCAGACACAACTCATTCAAAGTACATAGCACCTTGTGGAACTTTGTTTTTGTATTGTGAAGGAACTGGTATAAATTTAACTTCCTGTTCTACATCAAGAGTAGCTTTCGCCTCCTTCTCGCCAAGTCCTTGCGACTTCGCTTCCATAAGGTCTAATGTCTTAGCTTGTGTTTCTGGAGCATCTTCTGTTTCAGCTTCGTTTTCTTCATCAGCCTCAACTTCCTCCACTTCTTCTTCTGCATCTTCCTTATCTTCTTTTTCGTCACTATCGCCACTGGCTTCTTCTTCTGTTTCTTGCACTTCCTCTTGTTCAACTTCTTCATTATTTTCGTCAGCTTGTTCTTCTTCATTTTCTTTCTTTTCCTCCTCTACTTCTTCTGTAGGAGCTCCGTCCTCAGTTTCATCTTCAGGCTCTTCTTCATTTTCTACATCAGCAGGAACTTCTTCTTGTTCCTCTTCTTGTTCCTCAGTTTCTGTTTCTTGTTCTTCTTCTGAAGTCTCCTCTTCGCTTTCTTGGTTATCTTCTTCCGAAACTTCATGTTCGTTGTTATCTTTTTCTTCAACTTCCTCGTTAGAAGCCTCTGGCGTTTCTTCTTCTGATGTTTCAACAACTTCTTCTTCCTCAACTTCTTCCACCAATTCTACATCTTCTCCCATCTCTTTTGTTTTAGAGACAAGTGTTTTGAAACTCTTGTATAGTGGGAAGTCTTCTTCTTTTTCTACTTGGAACAATTCTTTGTATTCATCGTCAGACATTCCTTCTGGAATTTCATTTATGTTCTTAATAGAAGCTTTCGCATTCATAGGAACAGACACAAGAGATACTTCAAATAATTCAAGGTCAGTAATAACACGAACGTTATATCTTTTCCCATCAATTTCCATTGTTCTCTTTTCCGACTCTTTTACTCTGTAACCAAACGACATAGTCTTAATAACACCTGTTCTGAGTTTTTGGAATACGTTATCGGTATCAATCTTAACTATTCCTTTAACTCGAAAACCAACATCGTCGATACCAGCTTCAACAATACTTCCTACTGGCTTATTCTCATCGTGTTGTAAGAATAGCTGCGGATTTTGCATAAACTCATTCAACGTTTTCTCGAACGCTTTCGGTTCAGTAATGTCAAATCATCTGTCTGGGTGTTTAGTTGAAGCATACCCTTCAAACTCTAAACCCTTGTATTCATTTCAATCTTCTCAAATGTAAGTAACTTCTTTTATAGATGGGCTTCAATCGTTTTGTTTAATCCCAACTTTAAAGAAACTCTCCAATGCTTTTTTACTCATTACCATGTATAGTGGATAAAAACAATCGTATCATTTGGCGACCATGAGCAGTAATGCAGCCCACATAATACCGCAACCGTCATCGTCGCCATATCATAGGATTATACCCCCATAATAACTTTGTCGCATAACGCTTGCAACTTTTTTTAACTATCGCCGTTATTCCCTGCAATGCCCTGTCAGTCCATTCCGTTTTCTTGCCTTTCATCTATGAACTTCTCACTAGATGAGATTGTGAACTTAGACATCTCTTCTGGAAGTCCTTCGATAGGCATATCGTATTCTTTTCTAAATTCCTCCCTACTTATACAACCTCATCTAACCAATTCAAGAGATAACTTCATATCCTCGTATTCATTCGAGAATTTGTCGTTAACAGAAACAATCCTGTATCACTCAAACCCTCAGTTTGGGAAAAGGAATTTCTTAACACAAGTCGTAAGGAAGTTGTTTAGTATGTCGGCGTATTCAGAAATCTTAACGTTACCTTGTATTTGGGAAACAGAACTAATCTCAGCCCTACTTCCACCTCATTCAACATTATATCAAATAAGTCTTTTGTCCAAACCAAAAGTAAGTCAAACTCTTGTGTCAATGTATTTTCTTAAATCTAATAGTTGGTTTTCGTTACTCTTCATTTCAATAACCTTAACATCTTCTACTCAAGCAGAAATGATTGGTTTGTTGTTGTTCTTTGAGCCAGCATACTTCTCTCTCCATTGTTTCTTGAAGTTTTCAAGCTCTTGGCTGTTCTGTAATAGAGAGTCCGATAACCTCACTATCATTCAAGGTCTAGCGTTGTTCTCAAAGTAATAGAAATTTGTCTTGCTTGCTTCAGAGTCCGTCATAGCGTCAACCAACAACCCTTGGTACATAGAAACTCATTGATACGGAAGGTCGTGGTCATAGAAAACTATATCATCAACAATATCTTCTGGGCTAAATTCGTCAGCGTGTGTTCTGTCTGCTCAACCAGAATAGAAATACTTAATCGGTTCTCCATACTTGTTTATATCTATTTTCATTCCCCTGCTGTCTAGGACTTTCAGTTTCGTCTCACCAAGCATATTTATCTTACCAACTATACCGAACAGTTGCCCAGAACAGAAAGCCTGCGTATATACTTGTTGTTTCAATATATCTAAGTCTTGGTGTCATATAAACTTATATATCTCTTCCAATAGGCTTTCGTTGTCAACTATCTCGTTATTCATGTCATAAACAACAAATCCGTGTTTCGCGACCATCTTAACAATCTTTCTGTAATAACTGTTTATTGTTAGGTTATTCTTATGTATGTCGTAGAACGACTGTTTTGTGAAACGAACATTACCACAAGCTGAGAGATTATCTCCAACGTAGCTTCGGTTACTTCCCATTATACTGTTGTAATACTTTACTTCGCTTGTTCCTTGTGCTTTACCAGTCACAAACGATTTGATATTATCTATAATAGACATGTGATATTTTGATATAAATACCTTTGGATTACCTTCAATATACCAAGAACAGAAACCAATGCAATACTATTTATTATATACCATACTTTCTCAAATGCCACACAACCTTGTTAACGCTATACTAGACATTCCGTTAACAAAACTATATATCCACAACCACTGCCGTCTTCTTGCCTGTGTTCAAATACCAAACAACATAACGCATCGCATCTAAAAGGTGGTCATCACTTTGAGCTGGAACGTCCAACGACTTACCTGTCTTTTTGTCTTCTAACCAACAATATCCTGATGATTCTTTGTATAGGTTCTCTCAGTTTATATGTATTCTGTGCTCCTTCACTTTGTTAATACCCTCGTATACAGAGTTCTTTGGTTTACTTACCCCTATAATATTATATCACGCTTGCTTTATGTCTTCTATCATCTCTGGTCTTGCACTATCTGCTATTATCAGCTTACTCTTATCTATTTTAAGATTGTTCATTCTTATAATCAAATCTTTTGCTGTAAGCTCTCTTTCATACAAAAGTTCTTGTACAAACAAATCTTTTTTCTCGTCTATATCCATAATAGATACACCAACCAAGGCAGTAGGGTCGTTATATCAAAAGTCTAACCCATAATAATCAGGAACAATTGGGTAATCAAATACGTTGAACGACGGGTATATCTGTCACTTCAGCCCCTGTCCCCAAAGATTTAGTGCATATATCTTATACTTCTCTGGGTTGGTTATCTTCATTCTCTCCAGGTTGGCTAGATACGCTTCACCAACAAACTTATTATCTCGAGCAGTTTTCTCTATTCGTACTGTTGAGCTTTTGAAAGCCTCGCTATCTTGAATCTCTGTCTTAAGCCAATGGGTGTCAAGAATAGGATTGAACGTGCAAATGATTTTATGGTTAGTTCATCACCTCAAACGCAGGTCTAGCTGTGTGAACTCATCAAACGAAATCTCTGTAGCTTCTTCCACTCGTATTCGGTCAAGTCCTGCAACGGACTTAATCTTCTCTTCGTCATCTAGTCAGAACATATTTATAAGACCTCCCGACCTTGAATTAACAGTTAGGTTTTCTTTGGCTTCTACTATATCAGATACCTGCCAATCTCTTATAAGGTCTTTGAATAGCTGTAAACAAGAAGCTCTTAGTGTTGCTCTAATCTTTCTGAATACTCAAATTCTGTAATTATCCATGCAGTTCTGCAACAGTATCTGTCATACCAAGTGCGACTTACCTGCTCCAGCTCCACCCTTCAAGAAAATATATCTTACGCTCTCGTCGTATAGTGCTTTAGTAAATTCTTCGTACCAATCTACATATATGGAAGTGTCCCGAAAGTCTATACGTGGTTTTGTGTTTACTGTATCCATAAGATGATTTGATAGTAAATACTAATCGTCTTCTTCAGTCTCCTCATCTTTTGTATCTCGTCACTTTGGTTGTGGTGCACCTATCTTTCTTACCAATATCTCCATTGGTGCGTCTGGGTCTGAGCTTAGTTGGCTCTTTGGTTTATACCTCTTATCTCTTACCTTCTTCCATTTCATAGCCAAGTCTGCTCTTTTGTCCTTATCAACAGTGTCATCATTTATGGCTGAAGTTATGACAGATGACGTCAAAACGTGCATAAACTCCTTAGAACGCTTAAATTCGTCCATTAAATCCTCATCTCAGTTAATTCGGTTATAGAAAGTTTGCTTTTTGATTTTAGCGTACTTACAAGCCCTTTCAACAGGGACATCGTTTCTTATAAGAGCCATAATCTCGTTCCAAAGTGATTGACTGAACTTTTTGTTTCAGTGGCTACTTTCTGTAATAGGTGTTTTGTCTTCTTTCTTAGGCATTACATATGTGGTATAAGGTAAAAATATATATGTATTCTTACCTATATGTAATGATTTTGGTTAATCAAGCAAGCATTTATTCACCTTCAGTCTTGTGCCGTCTAAGATATCTAGTTGTCAAGATAGCATAGGTATATCATCTTCGGATATGGTTTTTAGTCTGTCTTTGGGAGCAAGCAAGTAGTTAAACTTTTGGCTATTGGCTGGTTTGTAAATAACCCTAATAACAACACCTGTACTACGCAGATGGTCAAATACTCAAATATTTCAAGCAAACTCTCAAGAAGTTACTATGTAATGCTCTCATTCCTCAAATTTAGGTTCATCTGCATTATCTACGTTTAGTCTTTGAAACATTTCAGTAATTGCTGATTAAAAAACGCCAAACTTTTATTTCTTATCTTTTTCTCGAAATATCGCTAGTATTAGACATATAGCCCAAAATAATCAAGACCATCATAGGAATAGGTTCAGTATCATTATCCCTTGTCTTCTTTTGGTGTCTAAGGCATACGCAACAAACGTAGGCACAAAGTAAAGCAGTAATCAGAATATTAAGAATACAATAGTTTCCATTATATTGTCATTATATAGTGATAAAATTTGTCGTCTGCTTGTGTGAGATATTCTCTCTCCTCTCTTGTGAGGTGATTGAGATAATCTTTTTCGATATAGAACTTATAATCAAAGTCTATTCATTTCTTTCTTGTTCAATCTCATCATCAATCTATAATTCGTCAGTCAACATCATTCTTAATTGGTACTACAACATTTATTTCTGAGCCTCATATGTTTAGTCAAGATTCTAATTCGAGCTTTGGGGCTTCTGTTAGCTTTTGTCTTAATAGTTCATCGTATGAAACAGTGTAGAAGCTACGATTCTTGTTTAGTAGCTGTCTTGCTATAATCTTTTGTGATATGTAGTATTCAGCAGCTTGATACAGGAATCCTTTATATGTTGCATCTGCCTTTCAGGTAGACATATATCTCTTGTAAGAATAGTATCGCATGTGTATTGGCTTTCGGACACTTACTATTATGTCCTCTTCGCCAAACTGTTTCATATCTGGCAATCAATGTTTTCGTCATCATTTTGTTATGCTGATTTCTCGTTCGGTGTTCTTTCTTAGGAGTTCTGTTACATAATTTGTTCAGGATTTTTGTAATCAATGAACCGTCGCTGTTTTTATCATGTGGTATTTGAGTTCTAATTAAACACGTTTTGAATTATGTTGTTTTTGATATAAAAAGCAAATCTTTTTTTGGTTTTTTGTCTGTCTTATTTCTTTAATTTCGGTGATTTTTGCCTTTGGAAATTACAGAACTCATCTAGTCTTGAAAGGGATATAGGCTCATTTCCATACTTGGTTTTTAGTTTTCATTCTTGAGCTTCTCCCTTGTGATATAAAAACGAGTGTCGGTCTTTCTTGCATATAAAAACAAAAGTCTCTCAATTGAGTTCAAGGCTCTCCAATTCTTTTATCCAAAAGCAATACTCCTTATCTGTGTTCCTACTGACGTATTGTTTAACAACTTTGAGTATTGGGCGTTGTATAGCTATTGTCTTGTATTCTACTATTCTTTTTTCTACAGGCTTCTCTTTATATAGAACAATCTTCTCTCCCTGTTGTTTTGTGTAAGGCTCTGCTAATAATAATCAATCTATGAAGCCCCTATCGTAGCTAGTTGGCTTCGGTCATTCTTCTTTTCTTTGCTTATAGTCAGCAACCTTTCATTTAAGAATGTCTTTGAATTGCATCTACCTACGATAAGTAAATTCTTCACCAAATATGTCATCGTGTAAAATGTTAAATCTGTCTTGCTTGCAAAAGTACGTTGGGTGTATTAACTTCACAGTCTCTCAGTTGAATTGTTTTCAGTTCAGGAATTGATTGGCAAACTCAGCATAATTATCTTCTCTAACAAATACGGTCGTATATCAGTTTTCGAACTCTATTCTTACTTTTATTATATCACGTAAACATCTCATTATCTTTGAGGCAGTCTCACTGCTAATTTCTTTGTTACGTAATTCTTCATAGGTGAGTTCTTCTAAATCTTTTTTTGTGTAGTCTGTTTTATCCATGTTGGAACTCTATTGGAGTAAATCATTGAGCTACTGCAGATTTATAGAATTGTTGATATACGTCTTTCTGCGTGTTGTAATTAGCAACTTTATCTAATCATAGCTGTGGGTCTGTGTTTCATCGAGTTCTTTTGTCTTCTGTCATTGCTGGGATATACGTATATATTCAATATTTTGAGGCTCTGTAACTTATTCGCAGTTCTTCTCAAGCACGTGGCTGAAAGTCTTTTGGAAATTGGTCAAACATATAAGGGAGTATATCTCTTGGGAAAAATCGACTGTGTCAGCTTATATCGACCCTTATAGTTGAGGCTGGTCTGTTTTTAGTTTCGGTTATTACTGTTCTATCAAACCTATTCTCTAGGCTTTTGAACAACGAACCTCGACTTCAATATATTCATGGGGTTGCTATACATTCTGTTAGACACTTCTCTAACCAATACTCTCATGGGATAATATCGTCGTCTACTACAAAGACATATTCAGAATTGCAGTTGAAAGCAGAATAGAATCTTGACCAAACACCAAGATTTCTGTTGCACATCATTATTGTTGTCTTGTCTCGTAATCATAATTCTTCTGTTATTGATTTTATTCTATGGTATATTTCAAATTCGACTTCATCTGTTGCTGAGGTGGAGTTTGCCCACACTATGTATTCTGACGGCTCTATGCTTTGTTTTTGTAACGAAACTAACTGAGCTTTCAGGTTGTCTATCCTCTTAAAAACATTTATTACAGCACAGATGTCTTTCATTATTCTTGATAAGTGAAATAAACGGTCTTGTTCTTCTCTCTAGAGAATAATTTTACATAACCTAATTGCAATATATATTGAAAAACCTCGTCGTCGTTTACCTCTACCATTAAATCTGGTTTATACAACTTGATTGTTTTCTCTCATCATTTCAGAACTTGTAATTCCACTCACTCAACATCAACCTTTATTAATTTTATCTCAGGGAAATACATAGAATCCAATGTTTTTGTTTTCATTATTTCTTGCCTTCAATCGTCTTTTATTTTTTTTATCTTGTCTCAGCCCCTATTGTTTTGGTTTACTTTTATGCCAAAGGGGGCTTCCCTGTCTAACAACGCTATTTGGTGTATGGTTATCTCGTATTTATCTGTATTTTTTACCAATAATTCGTAGTTATCTGGAGACGGCTCAAATGCTATTACGTCATTTCACTTTCTTGCTCGATATTGTGAATGGTTTCAGATGTTTGCTCATATATCGAGAATAACTCATTCTTTCTTACCAACTCTCTCTTGTGAAAATTTCAAATAATCTATTTCATAATAATCTCATTCTCTCGCTATATGTCTTCAAATATAGTCATTGTGTGTTTCTATTGTTATTCATGCGATGTTGTGTCTCATTATATTTGGTCTACTTTATTAAAAGTGTTTCTTCATTCATGGAAGTAGTTTCTTGTTTTCTTTCACATAATGTATTCATCTAATGTGCTTCAAACGTCTAAATACCTGTTCGTATCGTTTAGGTGTCGCAAATAATCTATC